TGTTCTTTGGTGTACTCCTCAATATGGTTGAAAATACATTTAAAGCAGGTGCCGCCACCGCCGATCAGCTTGAAGTCGGACATGATGTTCTCGACCGCGCAGACATGGTGGAGGCGTGCGTCGAAGCTTTTAATAAGGAGTACTTATGGGTATAATGCTTTGTGTTAGGAAATCATAATATATTCCCCCTGTAGTTGAAAGATATTTAATGGGGGTTTGCTACAATCCTGGTCCTATCGTGCTTTCAACACGGGATTTTGGCTATGGCGGGAAATTTATTAGAAATCGGTGATGGGGATTACCTTATAGATTTAGTAAAAAGCACCTACGGGTTGCGTTTATATATTAATAGAGGTTATTTTACTAATTCTATTTATGTCTCAGAAACTAATATCAAGGGCTGTCGAGTAAGGGAATACAGTTGCAGTATTACCGAAGAACAATTCTTAGCTAATATAATGAAAGATTTCCTATTCTCATGACTGAAGATCTTTTTACCAGGGTACAAGAATTCCTGAAAGAAAACTCCCATTACAGTTACAGGTATTCAGATGGTTATCACACTTTAAGAGCAAAACTTAACCTAGAACTTGAGACACTAATAGCACAGCATTTTAAATTTGAAGTCTATATTATACTGGGAGATGGAAATGAAGAATCATTGCTTTTTGACGATAACTTTACCATGGTTTCCTACGACACGGAAAAATTTAAAAGCAAGGACGTTTTCCTCGGACATATTATGAAGGATTTTCTGTTCGGCGTTACGGATCCGGGCGCCTAACGGCGCAGGGGCTTCGCCCCGTCCGTCTTGTGCTATAATGCGGCTGAAGTCCTCATGGGGTTGGTGGTTAGAGTGGAAAACCTACCAAGTCCAGAGCATGTCCTATGGCTTATCATTAATTACGAGTACGACGGTAATCGTTTAAAATTGCTGGACATTGAACACAGAATGGGTAAATATTTGAGTGAGAAACTTTCTTTAAGGGTATGGGCGCAGGTGTACCAAATTCCCGCTCTTAGCGAAGGAGTTACTGTTAGGGTGGCAAGTGGCGATAAGACTATGTTCTACTCGTATGAAAGTCTACTTCAAAAAGATGTGTTCATGCTTCGTATTTTTAAAGACTTCGTCTTTGCCTAATTATGGACAAGAATTTTCTTAACCTGATTTTAAGCTATTGCGAGTCAGGCGCCAACTCTGAGGATAAATCCGCAGGGCCAGCATACTCTTATCTTTTAGGGGCTATGCTTGAAGAGAATTTTGGATTCCAAAAAGTCTATGTCTACGTTCATAAGTACTCTCATGCTATCTCTATCCGCATAGGAGATAAAGAAGTTATTTATAAGGCCGGCAAAGAATTAAAGAGTGCAGACGTATTTATTGGTTACATTCTCAAAGACTTTATATTCACCCATTAAAAATGTGTGCTAGCATCCCAGGAGATCTCGCGGTTGCCCCCATGCCCCCTTTACCTAGTGAAGCCCGCCTCATGAAAAATTTTTACACTCGTGGCTTTCCTGTGGCAAGAAGATCGAATATAGTTAAAAAGCTAGAAAGAGGTATTAGAGCTTTTATCCAAAAAAGGCTCTCTCTTCATCTTGATGTTTGCTTTGTTCACTATTTCGGTGAAGTCTTTTTATGGGTAAGAACAACAGAAGTCAACTGCAAGGGGGTGTACTACTCTTATGAAACTTTATTAAAAGGGGATGTTTTTATCATGACCATTGCTAAAGATTTTATCTTTACCTAGACATGGATTTTAACACGGTAGTCGAACTTTTTAGAAGGGAGGTGATACAGATTTTTCCTTGCGGGGATCACACATACCGATGCGAGCAGTTTCTAGAAGGATTGATTAAAAAGACCTACAACCTTGAAGTGTGTGTTTACATAAGCCTTGTCTCTAATTTTATACATGTGTACGTCCCCGGACCTAATAAAGACGTTGAAGCTAGTTACAGGTTCGGAATAGATTTTGAAAGCGAAGACCAGTTTTTGGCCAATGTAATGAAAGATTTTCTTTTCTCTTAACCAAGGCTATGTACCAACTACCTGATGAAGATTTGCTCATGGAATGTTATAAGACATACGAACCAAGGAAAGGGCCATCGCCCCTTCTCGAAGATGAGATTGAAATCTTTATACAAGAAAAACTGTCCCTGTCTATGTGGATTTATATTACTATGGGATGTGGTAGCCCAGAAAGAATAAGATTTGAAGTTTTTGAACGGGGTATGAAGAAAACTGGTCTCAAAATTTATTTATACGAACAGGTCAAAGACCCGGAATTATTCCTAATGTACATTGCGAGGGATTTTTTGTTCTCATGATGAAATATCCTTACTTAGAGATTATGTCTTTGTATTTGGATGATGATGATTATTATCGTGCAGACCGCTATGGTCCGGTTGTCGTCACCAGGGGCGGTGGGAGTTACGAAGCGTTTATGGGGTCTGCACGTGTAATGTTCAGGCTTGACGATGACCCTAGGGTGGTGTACGATGCCCTTAAGCTCAAGGAGATGTTCTCGTGATTTTCCCCGGCAGGTCGTTTTGGGACGACAGTGAAACCTGGAAAATCGTCTGGTGCCGTATGGAGCCTAATATAGACGCCATGTTGTGTCAAAAATTTCCTGGCAACGCGGTATACTGTTTTGTGAGGGAAAACACACAAGACTCAAACTACTATATTCTTGTAATATCCGGTTCCCATTGTCCTATTTATTTTGAAAAACTAAACAAGAACGATACTGCAGAGTCACTTTTCTCTAAAATCGAACCGGCCGTTTCCCTCGCACTTCTATTCAAATGACACCGTATAGAGAGGAGATTTTGCTCCGGACTTCCAAATTCTATTGGACAGATGCCGGAGTATCTCTGGAATTACGTATAGATAAAGAGTTAGGCAAAAGATTCTACTTCGTACATTGCTTTGTACGTACGAGAAAAAGTGATCATAAAGTCTTTGTTCAGTTATACGAGTATGGTCTGGCAACTTACCCTGCTGATAGAAACAGCATTATCATTGTAGAAGTAAAAGACTTCGAAGATTTTGAACCCCTGCTCGAGAAGCTGGTATCCTGTGCCGAGATGTATATCTTGTTCGGGGGTAGCAGGAGTGCAGCTTTTAGGGCGGAGGCGAAATAATGTTTTCTAAACTATTTAGTATGATTGGTAAAGAGTGCAGAGAAACTCGCCTCTGGGCCGCCTATGGTGATGCCAGTGCCTTGCTTGACAAAGAATGTTTTCCCGGGCATTTCTACGCCTTCGTGGATTACGAGGACTGTTACCTGCAAAATGAAGAAGGAGGTAAATTCGTCTTTTCGTATTGGGAGGGCTGCTCAGAAAAGCTTAAACTAGAATACCCCTTAGACGAGTTTGTCAAAAACCCCGGGGACATTGTTGCCCAGATCCGCCTCAAAATCCTTTTCTCTTAACCATTAAAAGTGTGTGCTAGCATCCCAGGAAATCTCGTGGTTGCCCCCATGCCCCCTTTGCCCAGTGAAGCCCTCCTCATGGAAAATTTTTACACCCGTCCTTCTGGGGCAAGAAAATCGGATATAGTTAAAAGGCTAGAAAGAGATATTAAAGCTTTTGTCCAAAAAAGGCTCTCTCCTGATTTTGATCTTTATCTTACTGTCCGTTCCCATAAAATATTTTTGTGGGTAAGAACAAGAATAGTCGGCTGCAAGGGGGTATACTGCTCTTATGAAACTTATGCAAGAGATCCTGACGAGGCGATTCAGACCCTTGAGCTGCTGTTGTTATTCCAATGATTAATACGATCTTAAAGACTTTAAGAAATTCTTTTCATTTTGAACGTACGATGGGTGACTGGAGCTTGGAGCATTCCCTAGACCGTCTACTAGAGCAAGACTTTTGCAAAATTCATTGTCTTGTGAAGACGAGTAGCACCAATAATAAAAGATTTGTGGAAGTGTATGATTATGGCGGTACATACCCCAAATCTATACTTTTGAAAGAGATTACGCATGAAGACAACCCAGAAGCTTTATATAAAAGGTTAATGCCTGAGGTAAAACTTCTCGTGCTGTTTGGTGATTAATTTTTGTGGGTAAGAAAGAAAACTTCAGAAGCCTCTTTGGCAAAGATTGGAGCAGATTTTACATAATGGATTATTTTTTCGACAGGGGGTATTCAGCCCGGGTAGTGGCAAAACTAAACGATAATGGTGAGCGAGGCTACCGTAGCTTTATGGAGCTGAGAAGGTTTGAAAACTTCCCACAGCCTGTGGCCGCGTCCCTGGACCTGTCAAGGTATGATGAGGAGGACCCTGACGAGGCGATTCAGGCCCTTGAACTGCTGTTGTTATTCCAATGATTAAACGATTTAAAAGGTTTTTGCGAACAAATTTTATGTGGCTGGCTTATGGCAGCCTGTTAAATCGGCTTGATAAAGAATTCGGGGCTCGAAAGTTTGAATATGCGCTGTTTATTGATGATGATAATCCGGGGCCTGACTCCAAGTGTCTGGTATTCTCTTACTTGTCACACGAAAAGCAAGATTTTATAAGGATGGAATTCCCCGTTTCAATGCTTATAAAAAATGAAAGTGCAATATTTGATCAGATAAGAATGAGGATGATGTTCTCATGACACCTATAAAAGTGTGGAACAACGCCAAAGTCGCCTTCGGCAAACAAGGTTTAGAAATTATACCCTACTCGGATGGGAAAAAGTTTAAGGTAAGGATTTTCTCAGTAAGCTCTTCAACAAATACAATTCAATGGGTTTCCAAGCCGTCGCAAGAATTCCCTCTCAACCTATTAGACGAGTTGGACGAAAACGGCCTTAAGGATCTAGTCTTCAAATACCTTATTCTTTCGAATTTTGAATCATGATGAGCGAACAGGAGATGGCGGTTTGGGGTAGTTACGGCATAGCAAAAGATTTGCTAATGGAGAAGCTACAGGGCGTAAGGTTTTGGTTTTTTATTGAAAGGACCAATAAGTTTGGGGATATGTCTTTAGAAGAGTGGAAAGTGGTAATGTCATCATTCGATCATGATGAAATGTATAGCTTGGATGAAATGATAGGCAAAGAGAAGGAATTTTGTGATAAAGTCGCCCTTAAGTTCCTGTTCTCTTAGTATTATGGCTTTAGCCTTCTCTGATTATAACGACAATGATCTTTGGGATAAATACTCTAGATTGAGACAGGGAGTAATAGAACTGCTTATGGGTGATAAGAGGGATTTTACTCTGTTCTTTCGTACGGATAGAAACTTATTAGAATTTAACTTATTTGAGGACAAGATGAATGAATACAACGAACAAATAACTATGCAGTTTGACGTGTCAGACTTTAAAGAGAACCCCGGTCAAGTGTTTGAACAAATCCGCCTTACCATCTTGTTTCAATGGACCTTTTATTGAATGTAAGGCCTTTAAAGGACGGCTTAAAGAGTTTTTTGGGGGAGAATTATAACGTCCATTATTATTCTAGTCCCAGAAGGCCGGGAGTGGGAAAAGTTTACATATTACCGAATTTATGGATGTATGAATTTCCAGTAGAAGAGTTAAAAGACTGGGAAAACTTGCTGGGCAAAATCAAGTTAAAATATCTTTTCGATACGGCTAGTCGTCATGATTGAGCCAGCTCGGGAAGTTTATCCTTTCCCCTAAAGCTTGATCCAAGAGGCCCAGCAGAAACCGCCCCAGACGCGTTGCAACGGGCTTTACCACCATCACCCCTACGAAGGCGCTGAGGGCCGTGTGGGCGTCTTGTGGCGTCATCTGAATGACGGTGGGGGTCACACGACCGAGCTGGCCCGCCCCCGGGGACGTCTTCATCACGTCCAGAGCCGTTAAGGGGGGCTTAAGCCTGTCATCAGGCTTTCAACGGCCAGCGGCCACTCTCTCTCCTTATACGCCTTATATTGTTTTGCAAAAAGAAAAGAAAAAAAGAAAAGAAAATACATAGGAATATAAGGGTATAAAAAAAGACACGAGAAGTTCGGGTTCCGGCCGCCAGAACAGGCGTTTCAGCCATACCAAGGCATCTCACCTTAAGACTCATGAGAATCACGCCTTAAAAAGGGGTGAAAACGACCTCGGGCGGAAAAATATTCTGTTGTTGTTTTGTACAAAACATTGGCCTAAAAATGGGTAAGAATTCGGCAAAAACACAAAACATTTTCGGAAAAACACAAAACATTTGCCGTAAAAAGACAAAACATTTCCAAAAACCCTTGCTATGACTAGGAAAAAATTCTTTTGTTGTTTTGCACAAAATCTTTGAAAGTGCGAATTTTTTCGAGCGTTTTTTGATCGTTTTCGAGCAAAATCTCACGCAAAACAACAAAACATACAAAACATTCTCGAAAACCCAGTCCAGCACTAGAAAAATGTTTTGCAAAAATTTGCAATAGAACTTGATTTTGTTCGAAAAACGGCCGTAAAAATCTGATTTTTGGAATTTTTTAGTCGGGTTCCCGCAATTCTCACACAAGTCTCAAAGTGAGAGAGGCCTCTTTTTACCACAGGGGTGGTAAAATCTGAAAGGCAAATAGAGACATCGTGGTACGTAAGAAAAGCCCAACCTTATCCGCCGCTCAAATTACCGAGCTGTCGAAGACCATGAGCCGGGAGAGTTTCAATCTCCTGTTAAGGACAATGTTGTCCAGAGAACAGAAAGAGCAAGAACTCGCCCTAAGCCAATCAAAGGAGCGGTTACTAGACAAGAAGATAAAACTCGCGAGTATCATGAAATCTACAATACAAGAGTATGCTGAATCCTGCGCGGAGAATAAATATACTCCCATGGCTATAAGCAGTATCTCTGCCGCGTTTGCAGCGATGACGGGGGAAAACCCCGATCTCGAACTCCCAGATATGTCGGTATTCAACGAAAAGAATACACCTTCACCACCGACGGACAACGCCCTGGACATGGCGGGATTTGGCGAGCGGGTGAAAAAAGCGGAAAGTCAAGGATTCCGCTGGAACGACAGAAACGAGATGCCAGCCAATAAATCTACTGCGTTGAAAAAGATCGCGAAGTGGGAAAGTGAATTAGAAGAAGGAAGAAATATTGACCTTAAGTCTGTGTGTGAGATAGACTATGATTTGGAGGTTAAGCAGAAGTCCAAAGCGTTTATTGTTGGTGTATGCGAATCGCTTGAAAATAGCCTCAACCTTAGTAATACGCCATTATCACCATATTTAAAAAGGCGGTTCTCTGCACTTAAAGAGAAGTATTGTTCAAGCGCTGTTGAAGTGGCAGTGCAAGCCGACCCTAAAGTGTCGATAAACGACCAAGTCAAAGGCCTTTATGATCACATATTTAAAAATAACAAGACAGAAAATCATTGGCAAGAGCACCAACCTTACCTACGTAAGCTGTTCGCAAACAGGGGGGACGATATTCGCAAGGTATGTGGCGCGACCTTGGGGCGGCTGGTGTGCATAGGAGTTTACCCGCCAACAGTGAAATGGCGAGACGAGGAGGAAAAGCGCCGCTTTGAGAGGAATGCTCCTGGCTTATGGGTAGAAGAACAGAGAAAGTATTACGCCCCGCAACTTGAAGCGCTACGGGACGAATACATAGCCCGGGTAGGGCTCTAATTCAAATTGATATCCTGCCAGAGCCTGCCGGATACCCGATAGAATCCCGGTCTTTGATCGAGTAGTAAAGTTTGCTGTTATAATTAATCCCAAAACTATTAGAAATCACTATTCTGGGGTAATCATCAAGACTCGACCATCTGTAATATTTAAACCCCTTCGACTCGTTAATGGCATGCATTCTGTCCACAACCTGTGATTCAAGATTGCCCGGTGCGCTCTTGGCGTACCAGTTATCCCACAAAATATTGCAGGTCATATAGAATTCAAAAGCCTCATCACTTTTAAGCGCGAGTAGTTTGCGGCAAATCTCATTCTTGCCAGTCAACAGGTCTAATCCTTTGAACTGAAGTTTAGTCTTGTAGGGGCCGTAGTCTGTATGAAAGCCGATCATTTTCAAGTCTTTGAAAACAGCTTCCAGATCGACACTTTCGAAATCACCCGTGTCAAGACCATTTCTTAACATTACAGAGCCCCAGCACAAGTCGGACAGGTGGCAAGAGTTTCGAGAATCTCCGAACTGCATACTGTAATAGTGATGTCTACGGGCTTTTGTAACATCCTTTTTAATTTCGTTTAGGACCTGATCCCGGTACAAGTCGGCAAAATCCTTTAACAGTTCGTCTGTAATACGCATCTCATCCAAACTCTTGACTAAATGCCTTAAAGAGTACGATCCGCACATGGAGACGAATTGGAAAAGGGTTTTGTAGTCCGCCTTTTGACGGATCATCTCAAACGTGTTCAGCATCTCCCTTCTCGAAAGGACTATGCACCCCTCTTTGCGAGAATTGTAATCCTGGTCGATAGAATTAATAAACTCGCTTTGCTTCGCAACACCTTTGTTGAGAAAAGTCAGCCTGTTTGAGAAATATAGTTTCGACATGTTGCTATTGACAACATCCGAGACTCTTTGCCGCACATCAGAATCCTTAAGCTCTCTAAAGAATTCCGCCGTCTTCATCATCGACAACACCTGCTCCAGTATCAAGACGTTGTTAATCTTAGGCGAAGTCACCAACGCTCGGCATATCACCTCTCTATTATGCGATTTGACCTTGTGCAAAGAGCCGCCGATACTGTTCAAAAATTGTGCCGGATCGGTATACGCTTCGTAAATGTCTTTGACGACAGGGTCCGAGGCGAACAAGCTTTTGACGGTAAAGCTTGTGTTGTTAATCACTTCTTTGATGTAAAGGCGTGCCGCCGCGCACATCAAAGCGGTACTTGCGTTCGGGTTCGAGGCAACCGCTTTTCGAACCCTGGGCGAGGTGGTCGAATCCCATACCCTCGCCAACCCTTCTGACGTAATGTCATCAGACTCCGCCAGTTTCAAAAGGTCCTGTACCTGCTGCTGGCTCATTTTCTGTTCCTCTTGCGGCTGGTGCTCGTGGTCGCGATCGTTTCCGTCAACTGGCACCAAAGCTCGTTCGAGCATTCTACGCTACAAACGTGCTCGACGGCGTAACGAGATTTGAACAGGGTGCTTTTGCCGCAGATGCCGCAGCGCCCTGCGGTCTCTTGCCGGACGTAAACGTCGTCATGGCATTCGACAAACGCTTCGTTGGGATTGAAATAAGTCCGCTTCGGGCGGACGACGGTGGATGTTGGCACGGTGAATTTCCGAACTGAGAAAATTTTACCATACAATCCCGTTTAAGGCGAGGTAGTATCATTTTTTCACCTGAAATCCCCGAGCACATGAAAACCCCCAAGCGTTACCCTGAGATTTTTGTCGAGAAGGACTGGCTCGTATCCCGGGGCGACATTATAAAACGAGTGGTCAAGATTGACGACAACACGTACCGGGTGATTTACACCAATCCGGTCTTTGGGGACACGATGGAGATATTTGAAGTGGATGGCGATGGGGATTTATGCCTTAAATCTATATTTACGCCCGAAATGCAAACGGAGGAAGAGCTGGAATCGGTCAAAGATTATTACAACAATTACATACTAGATGGCGAACAAACGTATATCGAGTATTTCAACAAGGCGGTGGGATATTTTCTCCTTTCAAGGAATATCGGGGTGTATCCGACTTCGGTCTATGGTGAGAGGGGTGAGGAGTGACGAGAAAACATACTCAAGAAGAGTTTGATTCTCTGCTGGCGGTTAAAAATCCTAATGTTATTAGAATAGACAATTATATTAATTCCTTCACAAAAATAAAGTTTAAATGCCTAAAGCATAATAAAATTTATCAGTCATCCCCTAGGCACTGCTTAAAAGGTCATGGATTAACATGCTGTAGTTCGAGAGTAGTAAGGAGAGACAGAGCAGCTCTAGAATTTGACGCTAAGTTAAGTATAAAAAATCCACTGATCAAGAGAGTAGGAGAGTATATTGACTCTCATACAAAAATAAACTTTAAGTGCTTAAGGCATAATCAAATTCATCAGGCAAGTCCCCGCCATCCCTTACAAGGTCGCGGGTTAAAATGCTGCAGCTCGGGGAGATTAAAAGGAGATAGAGCAGCTCTAGGATTTGACGCTAAGTTAAGTATAAAAAATCCACTGATCAAGAGAGTAGGAAAGTATATTGACTCTCATACAAAAATAAACTTTAAATGCTTAAGGCATAATCAAATTCATCAGGCAAGTCCCCGCCATTGTTTAAGGGGCCAAGGCCTTGCATGCTGTGCCGCCCCTAAGTTAGGAAGTTCGCTTAAAAATCTTTTAAAGGCCGAAAATGATTACCAGACCGTTTTTTATACTTACTCTCTCTCCCGGTACAAAAAATATGTTAAATTTGGCATAGCCAGAAGAATAGAGTCCAGGAAGGATTTGGAGTACGGCAAGGAAATATTTGCCAAGCAATTTAACACCAGATTGGAAGCATTTGCCATAGAACAAGCTTGCCTTAAAGATTCTCAATTGGCAAAAGATTGCCCTGAGGAACTTGACCTGAATAAATGGCCTGGCCGTACAGAAGTTAGAAAATGTTCGAGACAGACGGCTTTAGCCCGTGCGAACTTTTACGTTCAAGAACTTGAGTCGATAGGGGTGAAAGAATTCATCCTTAAATACTTAAATCCTTCTCCGTACGAGAAAGCTTTATTGAAACGAAAATCTTTGTAAGAAATGTCAATAACAACAGTCTCTATAGTTGACGAGATTAAGCACGATTTTCTATCGTATTCAACAGCAATATTTAACCGTTCGCTGCCAGATGTAGTCGACGGGTTAAAAGTGTCACAACGCCGAGTGCTCCTCGCGTTAAAAGACCTTGACCTCAAGCCGTCCTCCTCGTATTGCAAGGTGACCCGGGTCGAAGGCCATACCTTAGGGACTTATCACCCACAAGGTAATTGCTCCGGCACCATTATAAACCTCGGGCAGCAAAGTTCTCAGCGATACACTCTTACCGATTTGCACGGCAATGCTGGTGGATCGATTCAAACGGGAGAATATGCCGGTCAAATGGTGTCGGACGATTCGCCAGCCGCTGCCCGTTACCTGGAAGTACGCTCGGCGTCAATATCGCAGAAACTGTACATCGAGCAAGTGATTAAAGGTGTAGGTGAATGGCGCGATAATTACGACGGCAGCAAGCAGGAACCTGTGCGTATAGTTCCTTTGCTTCCCACTCTGTTGCTGACGGGCACACAAGGTATCGCATCCGGCTATGCTTGCTCGCACATTTCCTGGCCTTTGTCTGATGTTGCGAACGCCACTGTCTCGTGGATTAAATCACCGAAAATACGCGATAGCACTTTGGCTGGGAGGTTTACCAGGCCCCCTGAGCCTCCGCAAGGCGGTAGAATAGTCAAAGATGAAGGTGTTGTTCAAGCGCTATTGACGGGCAAAGGGGCCATCACAGCCTATGGGCAATGGGTAAAAGACGACAATATTGCATGGGGCAAACGGTCAAAACGTCCGGGCCTTGTAATTACCCGCCTGGCCCAAGGGTCGTCAGAAAGATTTCTTGAACGGGTCAGAGAGCTGGCTGAGGCGGAGAAATTGCCCGGTCTTGTTGACGCGTCCGACCATTCCAGCAGAGACGGGATAAGAATTGTGCTTGTGTTCAAGACGGCCGAAGACAGAGATTTAAGTATTCCGTCTCTTGTAAAGAATACGGGACTCAAACACGTTCATAACGTGTCGTGTGTCGCTGTAGGGATTGATGGCAAGCCGGTCACTGTAGGTGTGAGGCAAGCCATTGCATGCTGGTATAAAGCCAGGGTGGATTATTTGTGCGAATTGCACGGCAAGGAAATGCAAGAGTGGAAGGCGAAGGAGTCGAGATTAAACGCCGTGATAACAGTACTTAACGACTTAGATGTGTTTATAAACACTGTAAAGAAATCGTCTACCAAAGAGCAAGCGGTGGATAAAGTGATGAAGAAATGGAAACTTAGCCGAGACCTTGCAACTTATGTAATCGGTATTCCAATCTCTAGTCTTATTGGGACAGAAATAGGCTCGGTCAGAGAGGACTTGGAGATGGCCAAGTCGAAGGCGTCCGACTTAGAGCGGCTGTCCCACCCGGGCGGCGATCTAGATGCTTATATATGCGGTCAAATCGCCTCTGTGCGGTGCCTAGAATCGCCTGCAAGGTCGGTCTGGATGACTGAGAGTATCCCTGAGACCCCCCCTGCGCCACAGGGGCGTAAAGACGTTATGAAGGCTGAGGCGGAAAAGGCGGGAATCTCCCCCAGAAAGTTCAATAAATGGCTGAAGGAGAACCTGGGCAAGGGGGATATTGACAGCAGGTGGGGAGAATTTATAAAATCGAGTAAATCCTCTAAGGCAAATGTTAAAAATCGAGCTGGAACCGAGACTAAAGCACGCTGCTCTGCAAGAAGCTCAAAGGCGCCAAAAAGAGAACGAGTCCAAGGGGCTGGTGGGAAGAAACGGGGCCCCGGCTCAAGGAGCAAGGTCGCTAAAAATGCACGAGCTGGGGGCGATGGGGGAAATGGCCGTAGCGGCGTATCTCGGACTTGAGGAATCGGTCTTTGGGGAATCCCTGCCGAGATGGGGAAGCTCTGACTTACCTTATGACATTGAGGTAAAAACTCGAAGCAGGCATTGTTACGACCTTATTGTGCAAAGGAATGAGCGCCCGGATAAAAACATGGTCCTTGTCACTATTGAAAGGGATGAAATCTTTATACAAGGCTGGTGCGTTTCAGGTGACGTGATGAAAAAGGAGTATTGGTCGGACCCGGCCGGAGGTCGAGCTGCCTATTTTGTGCCTGTCTCAGTGCTTAACTCCGCAGAGACGTTGAAAGATCTTATGACTGCGCAAAAGACTTGACTTTTTATTACTTACTCCCTTTAATAGTTTTGGCCTGGATTGTGTTTCAAGACCGAAACGTAAGCGAATATCTATATTTGCAGATATTTGCCCGCTTCAGGCTTTGGATTCTAGTTACAATGTTCAAATGGCGCTTGTTATGGGGGATTAAATGGCAAAGATTTCAGATGCGGATTGGACATGTTCCCAAAAAATATGCTAAAATGGTTGAGCAAGTACTCTCAAAAGGAGACGACGAGTCGTGAAGCTGAGACAACACCCTGGTTCGAGTTCAACTCGTACATCGACTGCTGCGCCAGCCTCGGAATCCGCCCCAGCGTCGGGAGATGGTCAGCCTACAGGCGATATTTCCTGCGTTATGGAAAGTAGCGAGCGCCTTGGTCCTGGGGATAATCTGCTAAGATTTGGACTCGGCCCCGCTTAAACCATTATGACTTCGACTTTTACTGAAGACCTGGACGATTACGAGCAAAAACTGCTTAAGTTCACCGGCTCCATTCAAAGCAATTTGGACGCCCTGTTGCGGTTGCTTGACAACGCGAAGATCGATCCGAGCGACAACGACAAGTTAATGAACTTGGCCATAGGACTGTCTCAGTACGTGGACACTATGACGGACGATTTGTGCGAAGATTTAGAAAATCACATTAAAAAGGGGCTTTCTCCGGCGAAATTCAACTTTTCCACCGTAATAGGCAAAGATTACACGATCACTTTCCCGCCTGACGTGATCGGACAGCTCGGATGGAAAGAGGGCGATCTGCTTACTTGGAGGCTGAATGCCGATAAATCCGTCTCAATTACAAGAATTCCCCTTACACAAGGGTAATTATTGCCGAGGAATATCTTCAAAAAGGGAAGTAGAAGCCGCTACGCTTGTTTCACAAGCGTACGAAAGTGAGAAATCGCTTCGACGCGAGTGTATTTTGCACGTTACGGGAAAATTTACCGCCCAGACCATGGTAATTTTCCCTTTGAATGGGGTGAATACTCCTGTGTTTGGGTGTGAATACATTGAAATGCCGGGAAAATCGTTTGGTGCGGTGGATTTTCACCCCCAAGCCCAAGATTTAACACTTATAAAGCCGTATTTAGGGCCGGATTTACCCCGGGACCAGTTAAAATCCAAACACTACGACCTTGAGAAACACTTTTCACCCTGGCTTTGGCTTAAAAAGGGTGAGAAATCAGTGTATTCTGAGTTTTACAGTGCCTGTAACACAACATTATCGTTGTATTACAGCATGCTGGAGGGGGTTTCAGGGGCTAAAGCCTTGCCCCCAACTGCTTATTGCAAGTACATGGCCACGCACGACCCCGCTCGTGGTATCCTGAAGGCGTATTTTGGTGCTGAGTTCGCGAATGACTACATCGAGCACTTCTTGTTCCCCAGAAATCCGAATTTTAGTGACTTTATCCGATACTTACAAGGACTTTAGATTGTCGGATTTGCAAAAGTTAGGCGATATGGTTGATCATGCCAACGTAAACCAATACAATAGCATGAAGCACTTGAAATTAAATGGTAGTTTGGTAACTCCACTAGCAAATGGAAAATTTAAATACCTAAACCATGGGTATTTCGACCTCGCGCATGAAAAAATCACTTTCGGAGAGGTAAAATACCTTGTTCACAAGGCGGAAGAACTCTGCCAAGGCTGCGAAGCCTATACAAGGTACAAAATGCTTAAGCTGTTTAGTTCTAATGACAAAAAAGGCAAGAATTTCTATGGTCCGCCCCCAGGCACGGTAAGAATCTTCTCAAGACGGCTAATTTCTTACTGGAACGGCAAAGATTGGCATAAAATTTCCTTGCCCGGGCTATGAAACACGTAATACACTGTCCGGGGCGCAGTACGGACACGCATTTCCAATTCCTTGAACTTTACCCTGAGCTTAACAACCATCATGTCTTGTGCATTGACACGGCGCAGGCAGATCTCCCCTATTTCTCCTCCTCGCCTAAACTAACTCTGTGTACCAAAGAACGATATATGCTCGAACTGCATAAGTTTCTGCTCGTCCCCACTGCGCACGAACTAATTAAAGAGGTTTGGGAGCAAGAGTACGATAACGGAAGGAATTGGACCCAACGCTGCAAAGAACTTGCCTCGTTTAATAACAAGGATAGAGGTAGAATCCTAAGGAACTGGACCGACACAGCCCGATACTATTGTATATTGTCAATGAGCGGGTTTTACTACCATTATAACAAATGGATGTTTGTCGGGGAGCACACTCCTGTTACACCAGACTACAACTCTTTAAGTAAGTGGTCAGAAATTAATTCACAAAGACAAGTGGACTTCCAAGTCCGCGACATTTACACCTTTAAAACCACAGCAGTGGACAATAACACTGTAATATATTTTAACTTTCCCTACCAGTACGGCTCGTATGGTTGCCGCTACCTTTGGACGAAAAAGAAATTTGATAGCATGGTCAAAGAGATTGTATCTTTGGCGGTGATGGGCCATAAGGTTTGTGTTTCCACCCCCTACAGGAACCGTGGCCGGTATTTGAGACATTTTACTCCCCACATACTCCCGCCCGAATTATTTAAAATGCATGAGTTGAAAGCTTCTGAGGATAAAAGCGAGGCGTTTTATGTTACTCGACTGTAGCATGGGCAAGCACGTCTTGCTTAACCTTTATGAGTGCGGCAATGTTTCTAGGCTTGTTAACTTACACGAGTACGAACCGTTTATTACTGATTTACTCATTAAGTGTAGGGCGGAAATAATAAGTACAAGTTCGCATCAATTTAATGGCGGATTTACCCACCTCGCCCTATTGACTACCTCGCACTGCTCGATCCATACCTGGCCGGAGTGGGAATCCGCCGCCATCGACGTGTTTACCTGCTCGGACCTGGTTGACACGTCAGGGATCGTGGACGGTTTGGTGGAGTATTTTGACTCATTGCGCAGCGAGCCCACTGTCGTGCTAAGGTGACAAGGTGTTACCTTAAACCCCATGAGCACTTTCACCGTCACCGATAAAATGAGAGAGATAATGATAAAGATTGAATCTTTAAAGGAAAAGTCCAGGTCTACTGCCCAACTCTCACTATACTTCACCTTTCTAGTAGCGTTTATTGGAGTATTCTCTAGTGACTCTGCGAGGAGATTCGCCGTCCCTGTAACCGCTTTTCTCTCGGCGTCCGGCTGGCTTGCCTCTAAGCATTTTGAGAGCAAGGAGGAGGAAGCCCGGAAAGAGTTAAACGAGGCTATTTTGATTGAAGCGTCTCGCCTCAACCTCGAACGGTTGATCTGACAGAATCCCGTGCTATACTGACATCGTCTCCTCTCCAAGGAAATGGCCAAAAAGCCGTCGCCCACCACCCTCAGCTCCACCTTTGCCAAGGGCAAACCGAAAAAGACTCGTCAGGGCAACGGCCTGAACACCAGGCTCAGCGCTACGAGCAGGAATGGCGCCAAGAAGCGCTATAAAGGGCAGGGTAGTTAACCCTGCACTTATTAGTTAGCCACACAACATGGCTAACTTTCGTGCGGGTTTAGCTATCTGGCGAAAGCACCGAACTCATAATTCGGCTAAGGGCAGTTCGATCCTGCCAACCCGCATGACAGTCAATCTAGTTAACTATTTACTTCCCCCCGGTAGCCCAATCGGCAGTAGGCAAGAGACTTAAAATCTCTACAGTGCGAGTTCGAATCTCGCCCGGGGGATTTAGTTAACCAGATCGACCGTTAATAAGCTCACTTAGCTCAGTTGGATAGAGCAACGAACTTCTAATTCGTGGGTCGCAAGTTCGAGTCTTGCAGTGAGCGTTATCTATTAATCGGATATATTAACTATGGACAGACCTAACAATCTCACTCGAACAGGAGTAATAGCCTGGAACAAGCTTACTGAGTTTCAGAAAAAACATCTCCCAGAGAACCACCTTCGAACCAGTCACTTCAAGTCCTACGACGACTACAGGGAGTTCATCAAAGAGAGAAGAATTGCGCCGTTTAGAGAGCGTCTACTTGACGGCGTAGACACGTCTCACTTACCAGTTAACGACAAGTTGTTTGATAATTTAAGCAAGATCTTAGCCGACTTCAATGACAAGTTAAACGAACTCGACAACGGCAAGCAGGACAAGCCCTACGACTGGTAGAGTTGAAAGCCTTGCAAACTCCTTTAAGCAATGAAACCCGCCTTCCTCACTTACCACCTTGGCCAGAGAAAGTCCCAGGCCCGTAAATCAAAAGAATGTCAGCGTTTCCTGACAATGCTCCGCGATTCGGAGAAAAAGATGGTGAAAGCCTGTAAGCAAGAGGATTTTTAAAATGCAAGAACCGAGCCCTGAGCAAATCGAACTCTGGAATTCCCGCCTTGGTCTTATCGGCCTTATCGCCTCCCTCGGCGCCTACGCCCTCACCGGTCAAGTAATTCCCGGTTTCTGGTAAAAACACATAACACCCCGGTTGAAAGCTATATGTATAGGCTTTTGACCAGGGTGTTTATTTTGTCTCTAATCCCCAAACCATCAATTTCCCCCGATGCGAGATTAACTGTGCTTGAGGAAAGGCTACAGGCTTTTGACGAGTTAAGCAGACAAATGCTTTCAAAACTCGAGCAGGCAGTAGACAAGATCTCTGAATCGAATCAGAACATTTCCCGTATCCTGACCAGGCACGAAGAGCGGATTGATCGTTCGACAGAAGCGAATAGCGCAACTTTAAAGATTATTGAAAGGACGGAGTCTGATCTTAAAGATAAGATTCAAACCCTAGAGACGTCGATTGAAGATTTGAAAAAAACGAGGTGGATCTGGTTCGGAGTCGTAATCGCTGCAACTTTTTTCTTTAACCAGTTCAATCTTTCGCAGAAACTTTTTCATACCGAGCCGAATAACGCTTTGTACACCAATGAGAGGATTTTACCTTAGCAGCCTCGGGTGTACAATAGTCCATGTAATTGTTGATTTCCCCGGTCACTACTCCGTCTGGTTAGCAAAAGATCACAAAGGCGTTTTGAGAGTGGTGGATTCCAGGTCTGCATGATAGGATAATGTTTGATTAAAAATTCTCATGCCCTCACCGTCTTTCTGGGAACGCCTTCTGCTCCAACTGGCAAGGCGTCACTCCCCCGCCCTCGCCTTCGAAAAGTACTGTAAACTGAATCCGTGGTGCCTTGAGGCCCGGATTTATGACGTCTGACCAGGGGCCTTGGGCTTTTGTGGGGGATTTGCACGGTCGGGTCGAAGTCCTGGAGAGGATTTTGGCCCGAGACTCGTCCCTGCGCTATCATTATGTGTTTGTAGGCGACATTATACATCACAAGCCGTTTTTTCGGTTTACAAAAAGGACTTCGCCTGTAAAAATGCTTGCGAAGGTGTGTGAAATGGTCGACAAAGGACAAGCCACACTCATACTAGGTAATAACGAAAACTATATCCTCAAGAGTTTGGTAATGCCGGTAGAAGATATTCGCAAAAAGGAAGTAAAGTCTACTTTAAAGGCGTTGAGAGAGATAGATTTGCAGACTCGGGTGAAATACATCTCGTTGTTGTCAAATGCGCCTTTGAGTCTCGAGTTAGGGGGTGAATTCCGGCTCGCACACGCTTACTATCCACATGCCACGAGGGAGGTGACCAGGGAAACGGTATTGCACGGCCCGGGTTACGTATGGTTTAGGGACAATGACCTGGCCAGACATGGCATCCGAGACGATTATAAGTACTTTTTTGGCCACTACGGGTACCCTTATCGACGTAAAAATGTCTCGATAATCGATGCGACCTCTCTTGAAGCAGTAGGTGTTTATTACACCGATCGCGATGAATTTCTTGTCTATTACTGATCTCAAATGACTGTCAATTCACTTGGTTATTCCATCCTGCCCGAGAAAATGGCGTATAAAGCGTTCGGGCGTAAGGCGGTCGAGAACTATGCCCCAGACTTGTGCGGGGATTGGTGTGGCGGCCAGCCTAAGATCGCCGAAATCATGGAAGAGATGGAAAAGTTTGGCGTCGAGTTTCCTGTCAAAAACCCGGAAATATTCACTTCGTTGCCTGAGTTTTTTCTCCCCGACTTAGAGGGTGAGGACATTGCACAACACTTTAAAAATATAAGCGAGGGGATTGTAAAGGACAAAGCTCAACTCATTAAGAAATTCGCCGCAATAGAGGCTGTTTCTCCGCCCCCATCCTCGTACGTTGTGTATACCCCGGGCTGGGTACGCTACACTTTAAAAGATGAGGTGTGGGAGATTGATATTTTAAACGACAAGGGACTGGAAGGCGAGGAGATCGCGATTTTCGACTGCGAAACATTCGTTAAAGGTTCGCACTTTGGTCATCCGGTGCTCGCCACGGCCCTCGGCATGTCCGGCTCGTATTATGTGTGGATGCATGAATCTTTTGTGGATCCGGAAATACCGTACATGCCCAAGCTTGTAAAGCTTGGCACTAAGAACTCGTTGCTAATCGCACATAACGTGGGGTTTGACCGGCAACGCACCCAGGAAGCTTATATCCTTGAGCACAACCCTTATGACAAGCAAAATCCGAAGGGAAACTTATGGTTTGACACAATGTCCGCCCATATAAATGTTAGCGGACTCGCTTCCGAGCAACGTTTCTGGTTCACCCAGTCCAAAGATAAGTCGTTCAAATGGGTCACTGAACCCGGTTGGGTAAAATACGGCTCGCTTAATAACCTGGTCGATGCGTATAACTTTCACTGTTCTCCTGACGTACCGGTAGAAAAGGAATCTAAAAAGACGAGAGATTTGTTCGTTAAAGCAGAAAGCATGGCTGACTTTTTGCCCGACAGAGACGAATTAGTTTCCTACGCCCTAAGAGACGCTTATTTGACCTTCGAACTTTACTCCATAGTATCATTAAAATATCTTCAATCTAATCCGTCACTTACAACGTTGTGCGGGCATTTCGCCCAGACTTCCTCCATTCTGCCCGTCACAGATAAATGGTACGAATGGGTCGAGTCGTGTGAAGATGTTTGGAGCGAATCGATCAACCGGCAAAGCGAACTTCTGACCGAGCTTGCTGAACAAGCGCTTGAGGATTGGAAGAATGACGATGTGGATGTCGAGTCGGATCCTTGGCTCTCACAATTGGACTGGTCGGCTAACTACGCCCTTAAGAAGGATGGAAAGCCCAAGTCTGTCTGGTACGGCATTCCTAAATGGTACAGAGGAAATGCCGAGAACTGCAAAGAGTTAAAGAAAATTGTGCTCAAGCCAATCACAACCAAGAGCAGAGTGAGTCACATCTTGCTTCGGCTGAAATGGAAAGGCCAGCCAATTAAACACACAGATGATAAGGGATGGGTTTTTTGGGACGAAGAAAAGTCACAATATGAGCGCTTGCCTCATCCGAATGGGGAAGGCGTGAATGTAGGCGGCGTACTTAGCAAAGATTATCTTGACGATTTTGAGTCGGGCAGGCTATCAAGCGATTTACCACAGGCTCAAGAACTTATCCGCCTAGCGATTAAAGTCAGTTACTGGACGTCGGTCAGAAGTCGTGTACTTGAGCAACTACCGGTTTCCGCTTATGACGACAAAGAAACCACAATCATAATACCTCAGACTGTCCCTCATAACACTGTGAGCAATAGGGCGGGAGAACATTTATGGTTGACAGTGCCTGATCCCAAGCCGGAAAAAATCGGCACGGAAGTTAAAACGAGAGTACAGGTCAAGTCACCTTATACATTCGTTTCGTCAGACTACGATGGTCAAGAGGCAGTGGTTGCGAGCATATTTGCCGATTCAAACTATAAAATCGCAGGCAGTACTCAGTACAGCCATAGTGTGCTTGCAGGTTCTAAAGATGACGGGACGGATATGCACAGTATGACCGCGAAACGAATAGGGATCTCGAGGACAATCGCTAAAAACTGCAACTACGGCATGCTTTATGGCTCGGGGGCGAAAACACTCGCGAACACCATTCGCAAAGGAAACAAATCCATAAGCATGAAAGAAGCGACGGTGATGGGGCAAAAACTTATCAAAGCGAAGAAGGGCGAGAAGTCCCCTGGCGGCTCGGGCAAATATTTAAACGGCAGCGATTCTTACGCGTACAATGTAATGGCGGAAATCGCCAACGAGATGATACCGGTCAACCCGTTGTCCGGCACGAAGATGTCAACCGCTTTTAGACCGATTAACGTGAGTAAAGATTTCTTTACAATGCGCAATAACTGGGTTATTCAGTCCACGGGTAGTGCAATGCTGCATGCCTTTCTAACAGGCATGGAATACCTTTTGCAAAAGTATAATGTAAAGGCGAGATTCTGCATGTCTGTACACGACAGCGTGTTGTTTATGTGCCACGAACGCGATGCGGATGTCGTATCTGCGTTGTACCAAATCGCCCATCTATGGTCATGGTCCTGGCTACGATTCAATTACGGTATATGTGAAATGCCGCATGCAAACGCCTGGTTTAGTAGTATCGAGGTGGATAAGATTTTCCGCAAATCTGCTAATGCGAGCACTGTGACAGTGTCTCAGCCCCACCCAGAAGCCCCTGGACGCGCCCATACCATCACTTCCTTGGTCCCCGTCCTTAACTCGCTTGAAACGTGCTAGAGTGGACGCTGAGCACCTTTCACGAAGCAAATGCCCGCTCTTCCTTTCCCATCTGTACTGACCGAGACCGAGGACTTGTCCGAAGTCTTTGAGTCGTGCGATACCTCGGGCGTGAGGTACATCGACGGCTTGATCCTTTCTTATCGGCCGGACTGCGATCCTGAGTCGGAAGAATTCCAGTCCATTCGTTTCCTTTACCAGGTGTTGGTCGAGGATGGCCAGATGACGGACAAAGAGGCTGTCACTTTGATCGATAATAGCTTCTTGTCTTTTGTAGAGGAGGAGTAATGGGTAAAGATAAGCTTCCACATAAGTACAGTCTTAGTGACAGATTAGAAAAAGAATTAGTAAAAGCGGCGGCGTGTTTGGATCTTAAAGACACGGCTGAGGCATTACAAATGGGTGTCATTGCGGTTGGCAAGTATGCCGAAGCGCACGTAAAAGGCAAAACCGAAGTTGTATTCTGCACACCAGATCTTGCAGACTGCATCCAAAAAAATCCAGACTTCTTCAAGGCCCTCGGCCAAGAAGGAGTGATCGAGTGGCTTACGCCGTTCGTGCTGGGTAAATCCACTACACCACCTAAAAAAGACTAATGAACGCCACTGATTACTGCTTTATAGCCTTGTTAATTTTCTTGGCACAGGCCAGGGCTAAAGACCAGGCATTCCTGGATCGCATGGTAGTGATTTACGCCATTTTCTTCATCGCCGCTTCCTTGGCTTGGGACTTTGGTCGTTTTCTAGCGGTCAACTGGCCTTTTGCAATCTTCTAAGTTCTGAATTTTTCGCCTTGCAAGGCCCTGGCTTCGGTCAGGGTTTTGTGGTATTATTTGTCCGGAAGGGCGAGATAATCTGCTCTGTCATCCGAGGTGAGCCGTAGTGCTCCTTTTTTTTTGTTTTGTGCTAGAATGCCATGGTAGGGATCCGTTCCCTTCACCGGGTTTGCTGCGCAAACCCGAATCGTACCGCTTTCACGACACGTTGTGCTTGAGGTGCGTCCCGGATTCGGCCTTGTCGGGGTAACGCGGTTTTCCGTACCCGTCAATCGAGTCGTACTCCGGTGTTCTTTGCTCTAATCTAATGCGTTTTTTCCTTTCTCTCGCTCTGCTCTCTTTTTTCCCCCTGCCTTCACACGCCTTGGCACAAGTCTGCGGCCGAGCATCGTTCTACGGCTTGGGAGACGACTTCGCTGGCCGTACAACCGCCTCTGGGGAGACCATGCGCCCCAGCGCTATGACAACCGCGCACAGAACCCTTCCATTCGGTACTCGGCTTCTCGTCACTAACCGCTCGAATGGAAGCCAGATCGTGGTCAGAGTCAACGATCGTGGGCCGTTTGTTGGCGACCGAGTTCTCGACTTATCCTCCGGCGCCTTTACAAAGATCGCACCAGCGAGTCAAGGCGTAGCGAATGTCTGTTACAGCCCTATCGTGTGATCTTTGATCACGAGGGGAGGATCAGTCCTCCCCTTTTTCTTCGTCTTCGCCTTCGCCCTCCTCATCTTCATCGGCTTCTTTGCCGTCACTAACCTTAGCGACCGACCCGAGCAAATATTTCACTTTCGCCATATCTTCCATCAGACCCTCCACAAAGCTAAGAACGCCATATTGCTCGGCGTCATCTGCTTTGATGTGAAGTTTCTTCATCGACTCGCACAGATCTTCCGTCACCCCGTAAAGCTCTTTCGCAAGATCTTCGCAAGTCGACCATTCGACTTCGGGCACGTCGTGGTAAATCTTAGCCGGAATTTCCACACCATGGCTTCTGGCCAGTTCGGCAGTCGCATCAATCTTTTCGCCAACTACTTCATACACCCTCTCAAACAGGAGATGGTACTGATAAAAGTTAGGTCCGTCTACGTTGAAGTGTGCGAGATGCGCAGCATGGGCGAGGTTGTTTTGCGCGGTGAGCAGCTCGATAAATTGTTCTTTCATGGTGGGGGGGAGGGGGGCTAATGAGAAATCAGGGGCTGGACTTCTCATTATACACCTTTGTAAGGTCGATATTAAGCTGCTGTCTGGCCGATTTGCCCGGTTCGGTGTTGGGGAGCGTGCCAATTTCGTTTCTCCAAAGGCCCGCATCGATTTTAAGCCTAAACCAGTCAGGGTAATCGCTACCCGCCCTAATGCCCTCCGCTGTGCATTTCCAGAAATTACTTAAAGTGCCCGCTGTCACCTTAGAATTGTCAATGGTGCCGTTTGGCCTTATCGCTATTGACGGAATAAACACGTACTCGGCGTCTCCAGAGCCCACAGCTCCAGTACATTCCCAGTGCAATCTGTCACCAATAAGTCTGCCGCATCGCGAGTCTTCGACAACATATTTTTGCACTTGGCCGACACCTACTGTCCTCCTCCAAACCGCCAAGCCTGTCTGCCTGTTATCAGGAGTGACAAGGCATTTACGAACTGGGAGAAAGTCTTCCACCTTAATCGGGTCGAAGGCCGCACAGGGTTGAGAATAGAATCTCGAATCCGCAATCAACACTTTGATGGTGTAGGTTTGCTCGTAGATGAACTGCGAGCCTTCTTTCGTGACTTGCACGAATTTCTCCGGCCCGAGTTCGAAGCCGGTTTGAAATTCTAAACCGGGGATTTCAGGTACCCAGCCTGTAACCGCATCTGCCAATAGGTCGAGAATCGGCAAACAAAAGGAATGTCCTTCACGCTGTGCTTGCTTTTGTACAAGCGTTAGCGTATAATTGATCTTGCGCATGCGGACTGTCGGTATATACGCCCCTTCGTTCGGGTTTTCGGTGTCCGCACCTGTGAACGACACGATGATCATGGCTTGTTCGGCCACGCGGCCAGACTCATCGAGGCTTTCGGCGAGCCGGAGGACCACGGCGCTTTGCCCCAAAGTCTCGTGGACTTTTCTGTGAAGTTGATTCTCAATTTCGAGAAGCATGGCCTATAATAGTGTCGCTAATAGCTTTCAACACTTTTTTATGGCAAACTCAAAAATTGTATGGCAGAATACACTGGACGGCAAATTCCAGTGCCAGGTCGAGGAGTACATGGAGACCTGGGGCTATCTCACAATGAGATTGATTGAGACGGGTGAGACGGTCTACACCAAAGCCGTGCCCATCTCGCGTTACTTCAAAGGGCAGGATGTGCTATGGTGGGGGAGGTATTGTATCGCTGCTGCGAGGAAACTCCCATGAATCAGAATTCGCCGCCGGAAACATAATCCAGCAGTTCCCAGAACCCGGTCGTGTAGTCGTAGGCCAAGATGTCGTCGGCTTGAGGCGACCGGGTAAAATTCACATCCGCCAAATCTTTTAACTTGCGAGTAGCTTCGAGGTTGATAATGTATTGGCGCAGTTCGCTTGCCGATTGCTTGTAGGGTGTTGAGTCGGGGAACACACCAAATCCAGATTGATTCAGCCCGTACAACGAACCGCTGTTCCATGAACAGTCGCTTGTTCCTTGATTGGGGAGAATGGTTAGCATGCCCGCCCCACCCGGCATAGCCGGGTTCAGAGGATCATAACCATAATTTTGATTTTGTGACATCCTTTAATACCCTACCAACTTACTAAGCTTTCAACTCAAAAACTGTCAGATTCCTGTAAACCGCCATCGTATGTGGTAATATTTCCTTCGCTGTCTTCAACTACTAAAATATCTCCTTCTTGTGGGGTGGCGGCGTCCTGCGTGTCGGCAAACGACGCCAGGTCGCGGGTCGTTTCCAACTCGTCGAACAGTTTGTTAACCGCTAGTGTACTATCGCCGATTATAGTGACATTGTTACGGCTTAAGTTGCCGCTAGGGCCTCTGTCCGTAACACTATTAATAACTTCGGCGTTCTTTCTCCGATATGGATTCCAGCGATTGTTCGTGCCCCAGCGCATTTCCCACCTAGCCAGAGATACATCGGTAAGAGACCGGTCTCTTTGCGTATTCGACATAACCATTGCACATTGACTGTTCCAATACCTGTACGCTTCTTGCCATTTAATACCAGTGGACGGGCTTGCTTTACTTGCCCACATATCAAGCTGCTTGAGTGCGGCCTCTGCCGCATCGACAACAGCTTGCCTAGGACGTAAGGTATCTAAATACCAGCGGGCAATAATAGCTTGAGTACGCCGGTATGATCCTGCGATTAGCAGTTTGCCTGCAGGCGGGGCAGTCTCTCTAAAACTCTGTATCAGCAGAGCTGCATCATTCAACGCGAGTTGAATTTTCTCGTAATTAATGGTGTTCGCGGTGGGATCTTCGAGCCGCGACAACTCAAGGGCCTCGTTGTACCCGAAAATGTCTATAAAATAGTCGACTGAAGCCGGGCTGCACTGATCAGCTACACCGTGTGAATCGGGGGGTGGGGTGTACGGTGCCATTCAGTTCGCAAAACACTATCTATACAGAGCTTTCAACGAAAAATGTGCTAGAATTCAGCCTGGTGAAGGCCTTTTTAGTATGGAAGACACGAATTTTGTTGTTTACATGTATGTCAGGGAGGACGGTACCCCCTACTATATTGGGAAGGGTCGGCCGGAACGACCATATAAAAAGGGCGGGAGACCGTGTAGCAAACCTTCCGATGAAAATAGAATAATTATTTTACACGAGAATATTAGTGAAGAAGCCGCATTTAAACTAGAATATCAGCTTATTTTAAAGTACAAAAGAAAAGATCTCGACCCCGTCAATGGCCTACTCCATAATCGTTCTGATGGCGGGCAAGGGAAATCCGGAATGATACACAGTGAGGAGACAAAAAGGAAGATGTCAGAGTGCAGAAAAGGTGAAAATAACTCTTTCTACGGTAAAACCCATACAGAGAAGACTAAAGACAAGATGAGAATTCATTTTAATATTTACCACAAAGACCATGGTGAATTCATAAATACTACATACGAAGAAATGAAAGGAAAGTTTCCAGAAATATTCAAAAACAGAGCAAAGGTTTTAAATGTAGCCAATGGGAAGTCCTACTCATACAAGGGTTGGGTTCTTCTTTCCAATAAAGATGTAAACCTGGAAGACAAAAGAATCCGGGGCAATAGAGGTAAAACCTATAAGTGGTACCATGAAAAATATGACATACACGAACTTACAATGTTTGAGCTAATAAAGAGATTTCCCGATCAAAAACTCAGTCCGCCTTCACTATCGTGGGTTGTAAACGGGAAAGCTAAACACCATAAAGGATGGACTATATTAAAAGAATAAAAAAAAATCCCGTCATTTCTGGCGGGATAGTTATCAGATCAGTTAGTTAATCAGGCAGATTGACCGACCGGATTAAGGAAGACAGCACCAGCGCCTACCCTACCAGTTTGTCCCAAACCAACTAACTCAAAGGATCGCTCAACTAAGATGTCACCTTCAAAAACTCTCCGTTCTACGTTAAATCTTTCTGGCGTGGAGATGGGGTAACCGGAAAGCGTATAGGTATAAGCAAAAGCCGGATTACCATAGTTGGCATCCAAGAGTGGAGTAAACCCATCCGAGGCAGCAGAAGGCTGATAGAACAAAATGGCGATGTTATCATAGATATTCACCAGTTCGTTAGTATCAGGATCTAACTTAAGACGGCGTGCAACACGGATTTCGTCAAGACCAAAGATCTCGGCGAGAGTCTTTTCGTTAACGAGCACACCACGTTGCATGAAGTCACGAATGCGCTTGTTACGCTTGAGAGCGTTAAAGGCATCAGGAGAGATAACCATCTTATTGGGATAAACAGAACATTGCGTACGCACTTGCTCTTTCATCTCATCAATAAGAACTTCAATGTCAGAAGTTGGGCTATTGAACTGATCAGCACCACTGTTATAAGTAGCGAGATCGAGTACGTTACCAGATTCGTACTGAGTAATATCAGTAACTTTCTCCGATACCTGCACTTCCCAGCTCTGCATCAAGGATTCCGCAGCTCTTTTAGCCACAAAGGCTCTGAGGTCGATAGCAGCAGCACCATTCTTAGCTTCAGCGGCGACTTCTTCAGTCAACTGCCAGCTAATAGCTTCTTGCCGAAGCGAAAAGCTACGAGTTCCAAACTCGGATTGGATTTTCTGGATATTGGTACCAGGAGCACGCAGGTAAGACAACGCAGCAAAAGCTTCCTTGCCAAACACAAGCGTTCTACCAGCACGAACACTCATTGATACAGATGGCCCGAAGAATGTAGCAACACCTTCAGCCTGCCTATAACCCTGAGCGATTTGAGTAAGAATAGGGTCAATTACTCTTACTTGATCTAAATTCATCATGATAGTTAACTCTCCTTATCAGTTAGTTTGTGCGCCAGCTTCGTTGCCAAGCTTCACGCGGATGAATTGACCAGCACCAGCGGCGCTGATAACATCGAGGCAACGACCGAGCACAACCTTTCCGCCAGCAGTGCTAGAAGCAGTACCGGAAGTAGTCGAGTACACCGCACTATCCACAGCAAAAGTAGAGGTCGAATCCACTTCCACAATGGCGATACCGGTAGTCACAACACTCATCAGGGACTGATAGGGGAAGACACCAGGCTTGCGGGGGGTAGTCGAAGGATTGCTTTGACCTTCATAGGTGCCAGGCCAGATGAAGGCGCTGGTGCCAGTGGAAACAGCGGTTGCCGGGGCAGGAGCCACAGTCGCACTAAGGTCACTAGCGATGCTCATCACTCGGAAGAGCTGACCGCCCACTTGGATCGTGGTACCGACTTCGAGTTCAGTCTCAAACTCAGTAGTAACACCGGTCATAACTCCGGTGGTAGCGATGCCAAGGGTACCAGTCAGTTGAGTAAGAGTTGCATCTTCAACTTGATAGCCTTTTTCAGAAAGAACACCTTGGCCATAAAGCTTAAAGATGTTCACGCCAGCGGCATAGCCACCAGCAGAGGGGTAAGCGCCATCGCGCTTAACAAAACGACAACGTTCAATACCATTAGTGAGGGCGGTACTGTTAGTGACAGTCACGGTCTCGACATACTGGTGATCAAACGACATATAGCGAGGATCTTTCGCCATGTATTTTAATCTCCTTAAGTTAGGGGGTTATTAGACAATTGGTTTCGGTTTATGTAACCTGGGGTATAGATATTAAGTAAATATATTTTACTTTTTTGAATATCTATCGGGGGCGTAAGCCCCCGTGTTACACCGATACGTGATCAGTCCTCGTTATTGAGGACGAATTTGATGGCGGACATGTAGTCCGTGCCATTCTTTTCCGAGTATTCCACTGCCTTGGCATGGATCTCGGCATTACGCTGATCGAACACATAGCCGTCAGCGCTGGGGCGAGGAGCCTTAGGCTTTTTAGGCGCTGTAGCGGCAGGCGCCACTTCTTCGAACGAGACCATGGCCGGGAGTTTCTCAAGCACCGACTTCATGAAGTCGAATTGAGTAGCTTTGCCCGCCTCGCTAAAGTTGACGTTGTTCTTGGAATTCAAGGTTTCCATGAACCGGGACAAGTCGTTAATCGGGACGACTTGCTCGGTAAGTTGTCCTTTTTCGTAAAGGTTTTCACAGAAATCTGTAATCTCTTTCTGGCGCATAAGCCGCCTCTGAGCAGCAAGCTCTTCTTCCAGTTGGGCGACTTTCTCGGCTAGCGGATCCGGCTCAGAAAACTCGGCAACACTATCCTCTGGATCTTTAGATTCAGAGTACCCAGGCATCATCCCTTCGCCCATCTCTTGCGAGCCCTGAGCAAGCTGATACAACGCCATGATCAGTTGTTCTTCGGTGTATTGCGAGGCGAGTTCGGAGGCAACTTGCTCGTCATCATCACCAGACATGTCTTCAACATCGGCGCCTTCGGCGGGTGGCATATCACCCTCGCCTTCCTCACCACCCGGGCCTTCGCCATCCTCGGGCAACGGCTCACCTTCACCATCACCTTCATCGCCCATCTCCTCGCCATCAGGCCCTTCGACCATGTCTGTTCGTTGGAGGCTGGGATCAGCGCTACCGGGCATAGGAGTTTCGGGCAGCATACCGTCCGCATACTCCATGTCATAAGGAGCGGGCGAGCCACTCGCCTGAGTAGCAATACCGCTGTCATCAACTTCAGTGGGCGCGGTATCCGCTTGCCCCATCCCATTGATGTTCACATTAATAGTCATGCCTTTCCCGTCGGCGTGGTCAACAACCTGCTGTTGGGGGGCTTCGGTTTTTCTTTTAGCCATAGTAGAAAAAGTTTCCTGGAATGAAATAGAAGACTCCCTTGGAGTTATTGTGATCGAGCCTTCGGGGTTAGTTTCGGAAAAGGCTGTAAGACCTTTCACCGCTGGGATGGACACAAGTCCGAGGTGGCGCAGGCATAGACTGCCCGGAGCGGGGTTGGTGTCAGCGTCGGGCAAATAGAACGAGCTACTTACCTTTTTAAAGACACCATCGCGGATTAAGCGCTCGGCTTTGGGGGTAAGTTCGACCTTGCCCCAAAGCGATTTGCCTTTGCGCCAGACTTCACGAACCCAGCCGAGGGCCGGGGTCGCGTCATCCTGTTCATGTCCGATAATTAAAGGAGCTTCATGCTTGTTAGGGTTGTAGCTAGTGACAACCTGATCAAGATCTCCCTCCTCAAATACCATTTTCTGGCCCGTAGAACTAATCTGCGGTCCGGACCTGAACAGCTCGACATAAACGACCCGTTTGGGTTGTTGTTCTGTCAGGGGGGAAGAGGCGTTTAAGACCTCTTCGCCCGTTAACTGACCTCTAAAACGTCTGGCCATATACTTTGCTTTACACGCCTAGGTTGGTCGCCCGTAAGAAGGCGTCGAACCTTTCACCGTTCCGGCTGAACGAGTCGCTCAGGAGAGATACCTGGCCAAGCGGCGTGCGAACAATGGTCACAGCAAGCCGTTCGAGGGTCGGGCTTGTCGCCACATAAGCATCCATTCGAACAGTACCCTGCTCGAGAAGTTCGGGAGAGTTATTAGAATCGCCACAAACCACGACATAAGCTTGCTCGGGTACAGAGCCAAACAGCGCACCTTGGTTATAGAACTGGTTGAGAATTTGGGTCGCAATCGAACTTACCTTGCTATACACCGTGCCAGCAGAATCAATACTCTCAAAAAGAATGTCATCAAAGCTGCGATTCATAACATCAATCAACGCGTTGAGGATTACGCGGGTATTGACGAAACGGAACAGCGGAGAACTGGACAGAGTTCGAGAACCCCAGACCACAATTCCACGGTTAGGAAGCGAACGGATTGGATTAAGACCCAAGGCGTAAGTAACTTCTTGCTGCTGAGCACTGATTTTGAATTTGACATCGTTTACGCCGCGCAGCGGGTAACGAGAACCGGCAGGGGGCTGCTGGAATCCTTCGTTGATGTAACGACTGGACGCGATACCGGCCACATAGCCACTTGCGGGCACGAAGCGATCGTTCGTATTACGAAGGTACGGTGCAAAGTAAGCGGCATGCCCGAAGGGAACGCCCACGACACGCTTAATAAGGCTGAGTTCATCCTGCGCTTCGGACACGTTTTCGATATCCCCCCCGCAATCGATCAACGCCATGTGTTGGGTGTTTGTAATACCTTCGGTGGTGCCGAAACGCCCCTCTGCAGCCGCCACTAAGGTTTGTGTGACCTTCAGGCGTTCGCCAGCCGCATCGCTCTTGGATGCGAGGTCCGAGCCTGCCTCATACGAGAGTTCGCTATAAGCTTCCGGGGCGAAAAGGAACCCCGGAGCGTAGTACTCATCGCCCATCCCCTTCTCAATAGCGTACACAAAGTCTTGACCTTTGGCCTGGGCAGACATTTTGTAAGACGCGTAGCCCACGTTTTCGTCAATAGACGTCAGCTTGACCACTTTCTCGTCAACAAGCCCTTGACGGTTAGTGCCAGGAAGAACCGGACTTACAATCCCATTCTTGGAGGTGATTTTAATCTTGAGAATGTAGTCGTGCGAGAAGAAACCGTTGGCAAACGATTTATCAACAAAAGCTTTGGTACCGGCGGTTACGGTCACGTTGGCCGGAGTCACCACCATCGCGGTGTTGGAGGTAAGCGTAGTTACAGTGAACCGGGTACCTCCCGCCACAAACACACTTCCCACACCGAGTTCTTGCGTGAACAAAGTTCCGACACCAGTGACATTGCCACCGGCAACGGCAACAGTCCCCGTCAGTTCGATATCATTGATATCCGGACGGATAAAGGGCGAGCCGTGACTCGACACGAGATTATTAATCACTCGATATCCGTTGTTCGGTGCGTAGACACCTGCTGAGTACTCAGAGCCGGTAGAAACCGCTTCGACATTATAATACTGGTCAAGATCTTTCTCCTGCAGAATAGAGATAATCTCGTCGCGGAGATTTTCTGCAAGTTCATCCGGATCCGCACCGTTAACAATCAGTGCGCGATTCTCACCCGCCACGCGGATATAAAATACTTGCACCGAGTCGGGCATATAACCGCTTCGCACACCGGCACTGATTGCGCCTGTCGGAACAACAGCATTCAGGCCGGACACAAGCTTAGTGAACTTACTGGTTGAGGTGGAGTAAGTCCAGTACGCGGCATCGGCATCGGGCCATTTATTACCCGACCCTACACCGGACGTAAAGTCCTTGCTAATGGCAACGATCTTGCCGTTAGGTACACTGGCATAAATACCCTGATCGGCCAGGAAATCCTTAAGCGCGGAGGACTTGTCATCCGCATCGGTCATATCATAAGTGCCGGGGGTGTCGCTATTCGCGGCGGCAACAAACAAGCTCAGGGCCGAACCGTCCACATAAAGAACAGGTTCGCCAGTGGCGATGTCGCGGCTGTTACAACGGAAATTAACCTCTTTGACCGAAGTGTACACCTTGATGATATCGGCAGTGTTCAGCGAGAGCTTAGTCGCATATTGCGTATCACTGATGTTATAGGCAAAGAAATCGTCAACCTCCGGCAACACCGAGTTGTCCCGGGCGAAAATGCGGAATCTGCCCAACAGCGCTTCGTCCGCAGTCTGCTCGACCCGATAGAAGTCGGAGAAGCTGTCCGAGTTACCACTAGACAAATACTCGTACAGATCGCGAGCATTATCCAGTTTGTCAATACCGGTCGTGGTAATGACTTTGATTTCATCACCATCGTCGTCCGGAACACCAATAGGCGTACCGAAATAACGGCCATTCACCTTCAACGCGAAGGCGTTATACCCCGCACCAGCGCTACTCGGTTGCAGGTCGATAACCGTCTCGGGCGTCGGGGTTACTCGTGTAAAGTAAAGAATTCCATTAACACCTACGTTGTCGAAGTACGCTTTGACCGAGTCGTAGGTAGTGAGTGCGCCGCGACTGCCGGTAGGAGCCGATCCACCAATCTGATTCAAAAAGTCCTGTGCCGACGCGACTTGAGTCGGGGTGTAAGGCAGGAAGGACGAGTAGATTCCTTCTGCATTGTCGCCGTAATACTCTTCGGCCGGGGTCGTACCGAACAAATAACCGACCGCATGGGTCGCAATGGGTTGCGGAAGACCTCCGGTCACCGACTGGGCGATAAAAACCCCTGGCCGGTTAAGGTTAGCCGCATTGACTGTAATCGAAGTTGCCAAGGTCAAATTCTCCGTTTTGACAGACTTATCACTAAGCTTTCAACTACCTGCACTTAATTTGCAACTCCCATACCTTGATATAATTCGTATAACGAGTTTACAAGCCAGTCCGAACAAAAAACTTCACCATTCAAGATCTGTTTCTTGCCTAACATCTTGCTCACTCTGCGTACAAGTTTATTAAAATCTTCTGAATCAATCACCTTAGAAGTGGATACCACAAACCGGTTAAGCTCAGTAATATCAGCCTTTAAACACACCGCGTATAATATTAACGCCATGTGCAAGAATTCTTCGGGCGTGGCGTCCGTACTAAATTTATGGACTGACGGGTTCTTCTGCATTTCCTTGTGGATTATTCATTTGATCCATCGCCTCTTTATGAATAAGGCACATGGCGGCGAATTTGGACAGTGGAATTTTCTCCATTTCCGATACATTTTGAAACGAGCCGTTTTGAATGGAATAGCATTGCCTGAGCCAGGACTCTTTGTCCAAGTAGTTAACTAGAATGGTATTTGATATCGCCTTGTATAAGGCGCGGATAGCGCGGGGGGTAAGTTGCGATATACGTGTCGGAGACTCTGACACCTTGAGAAGGTTGAGCACTTTGACCAGGGAATCCGCGCTTAAAGTTTTGCCGTCATCCGATAACAAATAGTCAAAGAATTCGATGTCCGCGCCTGTCGCATCGCGAAACACTATCTCGTTACCCACCTCGTCTAAACAAGTAACGGTATAATCATAACTCTCCTGTACCGTCACTTTTCATATCTTTGTTATCCGCCCCCAGAAGTTGGTTAATCGCCTCGCCCAGGAGACGGATTTGTTTTGCGCGAAGACGTTTCGCATCCTTAAGGGTGAGTTTTCTACCTCCGTTCTCCGGACTATGCAAGATGCAAATCGTTTTCAGCGTCGCCTGGATCTCATCAAGTTTCTCATCATTCGAGATGGAAGTAATTTCGATCAAGTCTTCGGCGGACGGCTCGTGCAGGGACAGGAATTTACCCGGCGCGATTTCCACCGAGATGATTTCAGCAGGACCGAAGTCAAATTCGTCAAGACCGTCATTAACCGACGTCTCGATCTCTCTAATTGTCTTAGAACTCAAAGCCATTTTTACAAGTGCGGGCTAAAAGTCTTTAAACGGTTTTTTCGTCAACTGTAAAAAGTTGAAAGCTTTGCGTAGGATAAGCTTGTTGTTGTCAAATGGCGGTTCAAATAAATCCGTACCTGAGGTGGGTTGAGGTACGTCAAAATTCTGATTATCGCTCGAGGGAGACGCAAGCCTCGAGTCTGACAAGGCAGATGCTGAGTCAGGCGGAATATCTACGCAATCGGAACAGAGTAAATCCCGGCCCGTTACGCAATTTACGTGCTAATGCGGCTGACTCAGCACAACAAATCCCGCACGGCACATGCAACGAAGATGTATGGGGATGGCAGAAATGGACGGAAGAAGGCGAGTATTTACTCCCTACTGATCTGGCAACTAATCTGCTTGAACGCCAGAATTTAAAAGATATTCCCGGGTGCGGTGAAAGCTAAATAGTATAATACATGAGATGTCGAGTTAATGGTCCCTAATTATAATAATCCAGGCCAGATTAACGACGAAGCGCTGAATATTGCTGGCGGGAGGACGTTCCAGGTCATTCAGCTCGCTGACAGCGAAGGTAACGTCATCGATCCTTTGACCGGTGACGGGATCACACTAGAAATCGGTTCGGAAGTCGAGATTAGCAACGAGCTAGATAACCCGGTCCCTGTTCAACTCCCGTACCTAGTAAGTGTTAACAATAGTAAGACGTCGGGGGGCCTCTCCCCTAACGAGAATTGGAACGCCAGCGGAACGGGAGACGAAATCCTTGAATATGGCACGGTAACGGTGTGTGTATTCTCGGACCAAAATTCCGCCACTGGCGGACTTGTGTTCGAAGCGTCGTTAGACGGGACGAACTGGCAGGCCATGGAGTCTTACTCCTACAGGGTGGCTGAAGGACTGGAAAGCTTTTCCATGGCCCCTAGTGGGCGTTATTTCCGCGTTCGGTTTGTCAACGGTTCTGTCGCCTCTACTTTCACGAGAGTACAGACACTCTATCGACAGGGATATACCAAGTCCTCTAGTCATCGGATCGGCGATGTAATCAGCGCGGAGAAAGATGCGGAACTGGTGAAGGCGGTCCTGGCCGCAATGAAACCGAATGGTGATTTTACCGACATTCATTGCACGGCTGGTGGAAACCTTAAGGTAAGCGTTGAGGAGACGGAAGGTCCGATCGAGACCGCCGTACCTACACGCACACCCACCACAACCAGGGTTGCCAGTAGTGCCAGCAGCGTAACGATCCTTGCGGCAAACGCCAACCGCAAAGGTTTCTCGATCAGCAATATCAGCACCAGCAAGCTGTATTTGAGTTTTACCAATCCGGCAACAACCGCAAACTGCTTTATTGAAGTACCTGCCGGGGCCTTCTTGCTGCTCGATCAGCAGTGCATTGTTCCGAATGCCATCTACGGCATCTGGGCCAGTGCTAATGGCGCTGCTCAAGTTACGGAGTACGTCTGATGGCAATTTTCCTTACTCCAGGCGGAGCCGGAGAACCAACTAATCTGAGCTATGACGCGGAAACGAGAGAGGTGCGCAGCAGCACCGGAGACGACGCGACGCTCCCATTAGTCTCCACGTCTTCGGCGGGTTTGGCGCCGGCCAGGTCGTTTTCAACGATCACCTACGGCGCGACGGTGGCGCTGAACTTCACCAGCCTCGATGCCCAGTACCGGACGATCAGCCTCACCGGGAATCTGGAGCTGACCACCAGCAACCTGGCCAATGGTCGGACGCTGGTGATTCGGCTGGTGGCCGATGCCAACCAGCGCACGCTCACGTTCCCGACTGATTGGAAGTTCCTGGGCACCAAGCCCGCGAACATTGCCGCGTTGAAGGTGGGCGTGCTCAGCATCACCGCATTTGGAACCACCAACGCTGACGTGGTGGCGGCCTACGCCGTGCAGAGCTGATGATGAGCACCCTGATCCGCCTCAACCCGCTCCGCTGGCCGTATTCACTGGGCCAGCTCCGCACCGATGAGCCCGCCCGGTCGTTCTCTGTGTCGCCCTCAGAGCGCGAGCTGGCGCACTACGGCGTGTTTCGCGTGGCGCCGCAGCCTCAGCCCAGCTACGACCCCGCCACCCATCGCGTGGTGGAGGCTCAGCCAGTCGAAGCCGATGGCCAGTGGCTGCAGCAGTGGGAGCTGGTGGAGCTGACCCAGGCTGAGCGAGAGGCGCACTACCGCCAGGCGCACCCGCCCCGCTGGATCGAATTCTCTGACGCCCTGCCGGTGGAGGTGGATCAGCTCCTGGCCGCTGCGCAGACCGTCTCGCCGCGCCTTGCACTGGCCCTGGGCGTGGGTCTCGGGAAGGCTGCCGATGGCG